ACCCTACAGCAGGACTTGTTCACACAAGCCACTGCTAACTTCACTGCTTGGACGGAGATAACGCCGCCTCCGGGCGGTTGGCCGGACTACCTGTCGGGCTGGCCGGGAGACGGTGGGGGGTTGATCCGCCTGATTTTTGCCGGAAAGGACGACACCGGCACCCTGACTGAAGCTCGTTTGTATTATGCCGAGCTGGAGTTTACCTACTCTGACGCCAGTTACCGGCTGGCTCTTGATCTGCCAAACGTCATTCAATCCTACCCTGATGCGGCGGCGGAAGCGGGTAGCTACACACTCACCGGTTCTGACGCGGACTTCAGCGTCGGCCTGACCATGCCCGCTGAGTCGGGGTCTTATTCCGTAACAGGATCAGCAGCCACACTGAAACCTGATTGGAACATAGACGCCGAATCCGGGTCGTACACATATACCGGGTTCCAGACCAACCTGCAGGGCGGTTCGGACTTGGCGGCAGAGGGCGGTGCTTATACCTACACCGGCTCCGACGCCACTCTGGCTGCAGCCAAAACGCTGTCGGCGGAAGCCGGGTCATACGCTGCGACTGGCAGTGACGCTGACCTGTTCAAGACCTTCTCGCTGGCAGCTGAAAGCGGATCGTATGCAGCAACAGGATCGGCAGCTGGGCTGAAGCTGGACATTGTCTTTCCGGCCAACGCCGGGTCGTATACCTGCACCGGGTCTGATGCGGCACTCAATGCCACAATCGGAGCCATGTCCGCCGAAGCGGGCGCATATACATACACCGGGTCCGATGCAACTATTGAACGGACGTTCCAGCCGTTGTCCGCAGAGGCAGGGGCATACACACTCACTGGGGCGGACCCCTATATTTTTACGACCGGGGTGACTACTCGACGGGTAATCATGATAGGATAGCCAGTAATGTCTAATATGGACTATAGGGGGGCAGAACAGGAAATGCTCAACCTGATCATGGATGAAATCAGGTACATACGCCAGAAACTTGACGCTCACATTGACGACGAAGACAAATCTGTAGAACGGGTCCGCAAAGACATTTCGCAGATCAGGGAAGAGCTGGCTCAGTACAAAACCAAAATCGGCATAATCTCCAGTGGTGTCGCGCTGTTTGTCGGCGGCATCATTTCTTGGATCGTTTCACATATGGGTATCAAATGAGGCTTGGACAGAAACAAGAGCTGTTCATGCGCCTGCTGCCGGTACTTATCGACAAGGCTCATGATCTGGGCTTTGAAATACGCGGCGGAGACCTGTTCCGAGACCCCAGAGTCCATGGCCACATGGGTGAAAAGGTAGGTTACTCTGCAGCTAATTCATGTCACAAACTGAAACTGGCTATCGATTTGCTGTTGTTCAGGGATGGGGTTTATCTGACGGATACGGAAGACTACCGAGAGCTTGGCGAATGGTGGGAGCAGGTGCATGAGTTGACCTGCTGGGGAGGAAGGTTCGCTGACGGGAATCATTTTTCCATTACACATGAAGGATCAAAGTGATGGCTAATTTTGCACAGATACCGCCACTGAGAATTGGAAGGAACCACCAGTGGCATCTTGAAGGAGACCTGATTTACGAGAGCGACCTTTGGCCTGAGCCAATCGTAGTTCCGAAAGGGTTTGAAACTGATCTCGCCAGCATACCTCGCTGGTTCACACCGCTGGTGCCAGTCAATGGCGACCACCGGGCCAGCGCAATCGTCCATGATTATCTGGTGCGGCTGGAGGGCTTCCACCGTCCGCTGGCAGACCGTATTTTTCTGGAGGCCATGAAAGAATCAGGGGTGCCGGGTTGGCGCAGGTACATCATGTACTGGGCTGTTTCGATACTGACCATTGCCAAGGGGATCAGACGATGAAAATCATTCTGGCGTTGATCTTAGTGCTGATCCTGTCCGGCTGTAACATGTACAATATTCAGCGTTGCGAAGGCAATGTCTGCTCGACCGCTGAGATCAAATCGATGCGGAAGTTCAAGAGCATTGCTTTCAAATACAACGGTAGCGACCGGACGTTTGAACTGCAGGCAGGAGACGTCGGTACAGATGTTTCGGCTATCAACACTCTGGCCAGCGTCATACTGCTACAGGCTCAACAACAAGAAGAATAGTTTTTGCCGGAGCTTCCCCCCACTGCTCCTTTTCCCTCAATCCTGCAGTGGTCCGGCAATCGGCTCCCCCGACAGGGACGTTAGGGGAGCCACCTCTTTTACGCTTTTTGCTGGTCCGCCAGATCGGCAAACTTTGCGCCCATCTTGCGGTAGTATTCCCTCAGTGGAAATGAAGTAGCATCGCGCACAACAGTATCGAGTTGCTGCCGGTAGAACAGCTGCACTTCTTCATACGTTGCGAGTTCACCCAGCGGTTTGCCAAGGCTCAGGCCAATAGCCCGACGCTCATCATCGTTGAGGTCCAAGGTATAGGTCAGTCTAATCTTCATCGCGTTTCTCCCTCCGCATTGACACACTGATCAGGGTTCCGGTTGGGCGTCCGCCAAGGTCTGCAGGCAGGCAGGCGTCAAGGGCGTCTTCCAATGTCATGGGGTTGTCGGGTCGCTGCAGTTCCCAGCGCTCCCGCTGCAGTTGACGCACCGCCTGCTCCAGTTCGCTCAGGTTGACCCGGCCAACGATACGGTAATCGTATTTCACCAGTCTACATCTCCGCCCATGGACTGCTGCTTCGGTGCCTGCGTTTCTTTCTCAAACACCGGGAACCAGCCGCCATCCGGGCCTATACCAAGGGGAATCGAGTCGAGCTTGATACGCAGTTTCCCCTCTGCGTTTTGAAACAAGGTACCACACTTGATCCAACGGGTCTTTTCATCACCGTCTTTGGTGGTGTATTTGCTTCCCGGGAACATGATGTCTCCAACTACGTTCATTCTACATCTCCTTTCAGTTGGTCGTACAGTGATTGAATTTTCTCGATGTGCGTTTGCAACGCCTGCTCCAGTGCGTCGGTGTACGAGTCCATTTCCACCAGAACCAACAGCGGTTTTAGTGGCGGGCAGTACGAGCAGAATACCGCCCTACATGGTTCGTCCATCATGAGCATCTGGAAGTGGACCTGCGCCCGGTGTTCAGGCGGCAGCGTACCGGCTTCCAGCCAGCCCATGTGGGTACTGGGCTTGGGGCATTTGATTTCCAGTGGTCCGTATCCCGGCAGGTCATTGACGATGCCATCCGGCGAGCAGCCAGCCCAGCCGCTGTCATCCATGATGAAACCCACCTCGATAATATCCCAGCCTTTTGCGAACGCAATCCAGTTGCGAGCCTCGGCTTCCATGTCGATGCCCCGGCTCATCCACTCTGTCCGGTAGCCGACTTCAGGCTCTTGCAGCCCCAGCTTTTCGGCCAACAGGCGGTGCCGGATGGTGTCTGCACTGGACGACGGTCTGCCGGTGGGGGTCAGCAGGTTGGATGCGAGAGAGGCTGTAAGCAGGCCCCTCCGCATCTCAAACCATTCCGCGCTGCCCTGCGCTAGGTCGTTATAGACTTTCACTGGGCTCTCCGCAATTTACCCAGTCGGCTGATCACACTGGTCCGGGTGCGGCAGTCCCTGATCCTGTCTTTGTGCTGATCCATAACGATGTCTGCCAGATACGTCAGGCGGGCCTCTGGGTTGAGCTTCAGCAGCTTGAGCAGAAGCTCGTCTTCGCTCTGGGTATATCTGGGCCCCCGCTTGACCTTGCCGACTTTCTTTGCGGGCTTGGTGCCGCCGTTGCCCAGCGGATTCTTGCTCCAGATGATGTCGGGGCGATAGGCGGTATCAACATGCTCGTAAACACTAACGACCGCTTTGCCCTTGGAGTCCTCCACCAGTTCCTTGGCATAGAACTTGGCGCGGCCCTTGGCGCAGGAGTCCATGACGATCTTGCCGTCTGAAATGATGATGTACCGCTTCATGATTTCTCTCCCTTCAGCATCTTGTAGGCTTGCGAATACTTCTCTTGCGAGAGGTCATCCAGCTTGTCGATGCCAGCCCACTTCATGAACTTGACCTCATCATGATCGGCCAGCAGTTTCTTCAGCTGTTGCAGCTGCAGATCGGTAATGGGCTTGCTCCATTGACCAACCGGGACCGTCGAGCCAGCGTCCCACAGGGACAGGCCCAGACCGGCGAAGGCCAGAGCCTTGACCAGAGCCCGCTGACGGTTGTCATTGATGTCCCGGGCGTTGGGGTTGCTGATGGCATTGAAGCGGTTATCCATCACCGCCAGTCGGGCGCAGGTGAAGACAGACTCTTCCGGGTCTCCGCCGCCTTTGGTGATGGTGACATGAACCTCGACCTCCATCGTACCGTCAGCAAAGACAACGTCTTCGCCATGGCGATAGGTGGACGCCGGGTAGTGGCGTTTCAGCAACAGCCATGCCTTGTGCCATGGCACATACGACAGGGATTTGGACTGACTGATGCTGATGGACTCGACATGCGGAGCAACGTCGATATTGGACAGGGTGTCCCAAACTTCTTGCGAAAACTGGTTCATTGCAAATCTCCTCTGTTACAGGGTAAGTCTACCATAGTCAGCTGGCTACAGCAAGTTCCTTGTGATAAGCTATAGACAGCAACGGAGGTCAGAAAAAATGTATACGCCTAAAGATGTACCGGGTCAGACGTACTCCAACAGGGTGCGTCGGAATGTCGCCCGAATCATGAGAAGTCGAGGAATGCCGGGGTCTGGCGGACTCCCGCACATGACTTCTGCTGGTCTGTATAAATTCATGACTGGCCGGGTGGACATGACGATCACCCGGGTCCAGATGATCGCTGACGATCTGGGTGTCTCGGTCAACGAGTTACTACAATACTGTCCTGACGATCAGGATTGATGGTCAGGCGCATCGCGAAAGTGGATGCGAATCAACGAGATATTGTTGACGCACTGAAAAAAATAGGCTGTAGTGTCACTAGTTTACATACCGTAGGCAGTGGTTGCCCTGATCTTTTGGTTGGATACCGGGGCATCAACCACCTGTTGGAGGTGAAAAATGTACGGGGACGCAACAAGCACACAGACCTACAGAAAGACTGGTTTGCCCAATGGAAAGGCGCAGCACCCGTCACTGTCAGAAATCCAGAGGAAGCAATTCTGGCTGTATCAGGACCAGCGCATGGGTCGGCTGATTCGTAACGCTGCCCGGGGGCAGAACTGCTCGTTGCGCCTGCCGGGTTGTAAAAACGACACCTCGACGGTGGTGTTTGCTCATGCCCCATCGATAGACAACGGCATGGGGCTGAAGCAGGCCAAGGACTTCTGGGGTGCCTTCGCCTGCTCCAACTGCCATGATGTGGTTGATGGCCGGGTCTCTACCAGCGACCAGCGAGTGCTGATTCTGGAGCGCTGGCTCGCCGGTATTTACGAGACCCAGAAGAAGCTCATTGAAGCAGGTCTGATCCGTTACTCTGAGCGATAGAGTAGTCGATCATCTTGACCTTTTCCGTCGCCCACCAGAGCCGGTGATCGGTTTCCTGAATCTGCAGTAGCTTGCGGTCTATTTCCCGCAGAAGTTGTCGGGCCCGGTTGATGTTGTGCGCTTGCGGGTCCGGCGCTTCTGCCAGCTGCATGACGCTGCGGAGACACTGGTCGATGTCATCGTACAGGCGGTCCAGCCTGCCCTGTTCAATCCTTTGCTCTTCATGGGCATTCATGTTATTTCCTCGTTAGGTCTGGGCACCGTAATACCCAGAGTGTTAGCAGCCCAGCTTTCAATCCATTCCAGAAACCAGCTGAACTCTTTACGGGTGAGTTCGGACGAGCGCTTCATCGGGCGTTGGACAGAGTGCCCAAACACCTCGCTGTCTTTCCAGCCAAACGCCTCGCCCAGCAGGTACTCTTTCATTTCTTCCAGAGTGTACCCCGTTTCTTCAGACAGGATGCGCAGCGGCACCGCATGAAGAAACGCATTCTGATCCAGAGACCGCCTCGGTGAATACACCTCAAGGCGCATCACCGAAGGCGGCTCCAGACGCAGGTGGCGAATCTCGTTTAAGGCCATGTTGCGCAAGTCTTCATTACGAATAACGATTTGCATTACGATTCTCCTCTTCATAATCCATGACCCATTGATGCAGCGACTGGTCGGGCCAGAAAAACGCATCTTTGGGGTCGGGTGTATACCAAGGGCGCATGGTCGCCGGGTCGAAAAACACATGTCGCTTAGTCAGGTCGAACTCACCACCCTCGGGGTGTCGCTCCTTGCCGGTAAACAGCTTGGTCTCAATCGGGTCGGACATAACGTCATGCCAGACCCAGACGTCTTTCAAGGCACAAACCAACAGGACCGGTCGCTTGTTGCGCTCGCCGCCTTCCTTGAGCCCCATGTACTTGTACTCTGGGATGACCAAGCCACCCTCCCGCTCCATGAAGGACCGGGTGAATCGCTGGCGGCATTTGATTTCAAGATAGGCTACGATTTCATCATCGCACTCGCGCATCAATGCGACGTCGGGAACCACCCGGCCCTTGACCTCTTTGATCTTGCGACCATAGACCGGAAGCTCCCGCCGCTCGTTGTAGTAGCACATGAACTCCAGTGCTACCCGGGCTTCGCGAATGGCGTCTTCTCTCTCTGGTCTAGCCATCACTGTCGCCTCTTGGCGTACCGGATGTCCCGGTGCTTGATCCAGTTGCGAAGCTCAGTGGAGGGTGCTGCCTGCCGCTCGACCATCTTGCGGGGCCAGACCCCGAAGATGTCCCGGTAGGTGTGTGCGACCCATCCATGACGGCGACCTTTCTCATCTGCAATGGCGAGTAACTGGGAGTATACATCCTGCTTCTCGACCATGCTGTTGCGGGCCAGCTTTCGTAATGAGCCTTCCCGCTCCTCGATCTGGTGCGGTTGGCGCGGCTGGAATCCGCAGGTAGGGCAGACCCCGGTGCCGGGTTGTACAACGGTCGTACACTGAGGGCAGGTCCATGGGGTTGGCTCTTCCGGGTCGCGTCGATCAATGCTGCTGACACCCTTTTCCCTGTCGCACATCTGGGTCGGAAGTGGGTCATCAGGAAATCCCAACCGGCCAATGTTACCGGCATGGTCTAGGATGATGGCCTTGTCCTTGCCGGGTGCGGTTCGGAGCAGGCGACCCAGCATCTGAATGTGCAGACTGAGGCTACGGGTTGGTCTGGCTACAATTCCTACCTCGATGTCAGGTTGGTCGTAACCTTTGATCAACACTTCGCAGTTGAACAGGCACTGAATTTCGCCAGAGCGATACCTCTGAAAAACATCGAGACGTCGCTCATCAGAATCCTTGCCGCAGACGTAATCGGAAGGGATGCCGTTGGCGTTGAACAGCTCCGCCAAATGCTCGGCGTAACGGACGGTCGGGGTAAAGCCTATGGTCTTCTTGCCAATGCCATGTTTCCTGAAGTGAGTCAGGATGTCACCGGTAATGAACCCCATACGCTCTTCCAGATCGGTTACGTTGTAGTCGCCGTTGGAGTGGCGGACGCCGCGCAAGTCTGGCTGCGAAGGGCCGTATGCAACAAAGTTCGACAGGTACCCGTCCAGCATCAGCTGCTCCGTCGTTGCGCCAACGACCAGAGTTTCCCAGTGCCTGCCCAGCCCCCGGGTGAACGGGGTAGCGGACAGGCCCAGAAACTTGACCAGCCCCCATTTCTCCATCACTGTCGAAACAATACCGTAATGGGTATGCGCTTCATCAATGATGAACAGATTGGCTGGTGGCCAATGACGGCGCGGACGTCGCTGCAGGGTCTGAAGTGAAACCACCTGCACCGGCAGTTCGGGTCGATACAATGGGTGGTTTGACTGCACCACTGAAACCGGAATACCGGCATCGATGAACTTGTCGATGGTCTGATCCAGCAGGGTCAGGCGGTCAACACAAAAGTTAATGCGCCGGTTATGCTTGAGGCCCTGTTTGATGACCTCGATGGCGATATGTGTTTTGCCAGACCCGGTGGGCAGCTGCAACATGACGCGGTTCGACTCGCGCAGTGCGGCATAGGTGTTGGCAATAGCGTCTCGCTGGTAGGGTCTAAGGGGCATCGGAATCCTCCTCGCCCAGCACCTTGGCCTGAATGTCAGCCGGTACGTTCAGCAGGAACATTTCGAAGTTCTCAGACAGGTTGACGATCTGCCAGTGCCCACAGGCTTTCGCCCATTGTATGAACTTTTCATACTTTTCCATTTCGATTCTCCTCTGGTGGTAAAAAACAATAGCAGTCAATTAAGACGGGTTGTACCCCCGCACTTGCGTTCGCTGGCTGTTGTCGGCTGACCTGTATCGTCAGGCCCAGACGCCCCGGGCTTCCGCCCATCGCTGACTCTACTGTTACTCGGCGCGAAGTCAGGCCGCGCTAAACTTTACGCTGGTACAATGCTGCCGTTTTGATCCGCCGTCTTGAAGCGGAACCAGCTAGGTGGGTATGCGTCACCACCTCGCGACAGTGACCACACACAGACACAGGAAATACGCGCAAATAGCAGGAAATGCGCGGAAAGCTGGACAAAGCCAGCGGTAGGAGTGTATTCTTGTGTTGTGAGTGCTATCACACTTTAACCGTACTCGATGATCCCCCTGTTCGTCAAGTGCGGTTGAAAACCCCGGTTTCCTAGCAGAGTCGGGGTTTTCTTTTGTCTGAAATATGCTATTCTGAAAGTGGCAATAGTGCCATCCTTGGAAGCGCAAGAAGCAGATTCTCCTCTGCTGGAGAGCCCCCCATAACGGGGGGCTTTCTTTTGGGTAAGTGCCTGCCCGGAACCAAGATGACCTGAGCCATCGGGCAGGCGAGAGGAATGGCTCAGGGTTCCAGCATAATCAGGGTGGCCCAGATCATTGCCCAGCAGGCGAACAGTACAGCCCAGCCCAGCAACTCGCGCAGCAGTTCACCGATCTTCATTGCGAATCTCCTCGCGCAGCAGGCCACCTTCACCACAGGCTTTGCAGCCATACCAGCCATAACCTTCCAGCCAGTTGCTGCCGCGCCCGCCGCAGCGAGGACACTTGACGATGCGGTAACGATGTCCGGGTGCGGGTTGCTCTTGGGCAAGCTCGCGCTGTTGCTCCCAGTATTCGTCATTCTGTTTGAGGCTCATGACAACCCCCGCAGGAGCGAGCGCTCCTTACAGCGGTGCAGCACAAAGCCCCGGGTCTGACGATGGCTGAGAATCCCAGCCACTGCTTTCTGAGAGACCAGCAGCTCCCGATTGAGCGCATAGGTCATAGGGTCCAGCTGATTAAACTCAACCATTTTCCACCAATGTTGGCGGGCAGCGTCCCGGTCGATGGAGACATACTGCAGGTTGGTCATCAGGTGGTGCAGTTTGTTTCTCATTACGATTCTCCTCTGGAAATGAGAGCGAAGTGCCCTCAGTCTAACCCCCTCCCTCCAGAGGGGGCTAGGTCAGGGTACTTACGCAGCGATAGCTCGCGCAGGTATGAAGTTGGCCTGCTGGTCGCAGAGTGCCTGCAGGCCCATGGCGCGTTGGGGCAGTTCCTGAATGTTCATGCCCTTGTACGCCTCAGTCACCGCATTGAACAGCCGCCAGACGGTGCGGTCGCCATGTTCGTAGGACGGTTCGTCCCACTCATTGACCACCTTTTCCACCCGGCTGGTGTTGATGACGCCTTCGCGCAACATGCGCAGGATCAGGTGATCAGCGTCCCGGTCGATCAGGCGCGTTTCGCGATAGGTTTCGAAACGAGCATCCTGTACGCCCTTGAACACATGCACCTTTTCCATGGCAGCGTAGACCAGATTCGGCAGGTCTTTCAGGATGTAGGCGGTATGCTTGCGCTTGATTACGATTTCTCCGCCGAAGCAGAGATTCGCGCACACAAACACCTGCGACCCGAAGGCCAGACCGGCGGGAAAGCGCTTGTCGAGACTGTTGCGCAGGCCCAGCATCAGAGCGTAATCTGAATTAGGGGCCCCGTCGCGCAGTTCGACAACGCCAAAGTACCGCTTGCCGTCATGGCTCAGACCATGGTGCTGCTGACCGAAAACGAAGCCCAGATCGCGAGCGCTGTCTTCGGCAATGTCCAGCAGGTCGATGTGGCTGATCGGCTGGTATGTGTCGGTTGCCGGGGGCAGCTCGACGCCAATCAGTTCATGACGCTGTACGTCGTCGCACTTGTACGCAGCCAGTGACATTACATGTGGGTTTGCCATTACGATTCTCCTCTTGAGATACGGTGTCGAAAGTAACACCGGGTTGCCCCCGAAGGGGCAGACCGCTATCACCTCCTAGCCTGAGCCATGTCCGTCGCAGCGAATGTCATGCGGGTGGTCCGGCTTGTCCGGGTCCAGCAGGTCCATCTGGCCAGCGTCAGCCGCTGCCTTGGCGTACTCCTCGGCCTGTTTGGCCTCAGTTTCTTCCAGCTTGTGCTTGACCCAGCCGACATGGGCCGAGATAGCCCCGTCCCAGAACCCGTATTCGCGCTTCACTTCGCCATAGTCCCAGATCAGGTCCATGACGGTGCTGAACAGGTCGCTGTCGTACTTTTCGCCCAAGCTCAGTTTGCTGACGGCTTTGCAAATCTTGCCGTAGACAGACAGTTGGGTGTCATGGACGGTGCGCTGGTGCTGCATACGTTTCAGAATGTCGCTCATTTCGATTCTCCTCTAGTGGTAACGTACCTCGATGGTACGGTGTAGCCCTCTCAGAAGGTGAGAAGGCTACGCCCTAACATCAGATACCCCAATCCTTGCGGTCGCCAAAGCGCTCGGCCAGTTCGTACCCGGCCCAGTAGGCTCGACGCTCTTCGTCGGTCAGGTCAGTGACCCGCTCGCCATTGCCGGTACCTTCCGGCCACTTGTGCGGGTCTGGCTTGCGCCAGTAGTAATAATCGGCACCGCCCCGGTCAAAGGGCCCGCCATGGTAGGTGTACTTTGCCCACTTGGACGTAATGGCGTCATATTCGCTTGCACTGATCATTTCGATTCTCCTCTGGTAATCAAGGCGAGATGCCTTGCAGTAGGGCCTCCTGACCCTACGTCAAAGCGACTCAGGTGATCTTCACAACAGCAGCCCGTTGTCGCCATAGTTGCGAGCAATGTATGCCTCGGTTTCGGCGTCGGCTTCCTGCTCATAGGCCAGAGCCGGGTCATCGTATTCGGCATACGGGTCGTACCCGGGTGGCGACAGGCGCGTCGGGCGGAAGGGTGAATGTGATCCGTTTGAACGGTTGTCACTCATTGCGATTCTCCTCTGGTTGCTGCAAAGGCGCAGCGTAAAGCGCTCAGGGTGGCGACCATGGTCTGCGTAGGGGTTATTCGCCATTCGCAGTCGCCGGGTTTACCCGGGGCCTCTCACCCGGTGCCCTGAACGCTTAACGCTACACCCTCGAAAGGGTGCAACGCAGAGGGAGAAAGAATCGGCGGTGTTGTACACCGCTTCCCCCATCGTTGCCCGTCGCATAGACCGGGCCCGGTTTGGATCGGTATTCCGGGCGGATCATTGGGACTACCGCTTCCCGCATTCGGGCCAGTCCATCGGCCCGGGGCTCCCCCGGCACTTCCGCCTTCCGCCGGGGGTTCGTCACCCCACTGAGACCAGTGTACCACCGTACGCTGGTGATTGCAAATCCAGTTCAAATCCAGATTTGCAGCCACCTCGACGGGTCGCGGGAACCCGCATGGCGCAACGCATACGCGCACATGAGGCGAGCCCCGGAACGGGGCGGAAAACGAAGTGTTTGCAATTCGCAGCGTAGGGGAGTACACTGTCCTTGGTGGGAGAGAAATCCCCCGGGTCGCCAAGCCAAGACCCTGAACCGGCCAAGCTAAGACGGTAGGCAAAGCGCCCAAAGAATTACATGGGAGCGGAGCGAAAGCCCCGGAACACCGAAAGGTTAAAGCGCTTCGCCGGAGAACCGGCGGCGGAACCCCCTCTGGCAGATGCAGGCCGGAGACCCGGGAGGCCCTTGGCAGCGGAACATACAGGCATCGACGAAATCGTATCAGCGATTCCCTACCCCAGCGGCAACGCCATTCGGCGGAGCAGTGACGGACGGGCAACGCATACGGAACCGGGCGCATACTGCGCTGAGACCTCCCCCAGAGTACCGGCTAGGCGGGAACGGGGGCTGCAGACCAGCGAGGGCGACCGGGGCCATTGCGGAACCCTGAAGACCTGACCCGGCGGACGGTGGAGACAGATCAGCCCGGACGGCAGACAACGGCATGGCCTAGCACATGCCAGCGGATGCCTGAACGGCAGACAACGTCACCCGGCGGACCTCAGAGCGTAGCAGCCATGGCCAGAGCCATTGCGGTGCGCTTTGCACCTGTCGCAACAGAGGAGAATCGACATGATGGCAGCACTGTACAAGACGAAGAAAGCGCTGAAAGAGAGCATTGGCGAGCCCCTGCGGTATCGGGAAACGTCACTGTTTGGCCCAGAGTACCGGGCGGACGGCAGCTTCTGCGTAGTCGGTCCTGACGCATACCAGCGCAAGTGGTTTGCTCAGGTGACCATGGCGGACGGCAAAATCGCCAAGGTCAGCTAAGGCTCAGTGCCTTGCGGCTAGTCCCTTCGGGGGCTATCCAGAGGGCTCTGCAGACTCTCCCACCATGTCTCATGCCGCTGGGGCCAATTCGCGGGTTCACTTCCTTGATTCACCCACCTCAGAAAAGGTAATATCTAGGAACATGAATACAGGAAATGTAATTCGTACTTCGGAATCAGACCGGTATCGCTGGGGTTTCACCAAGGAGGGCAGGCCTCGACGCAAGCCCGGACCCAAGCCCGGGCAACCCCATTCGGGCCAGTTCAGGCCGGGTGATCCGCGCTGCGGACGCAAGAGGAAAACCAAGGAAATGAAAGAGTTAGAGGCGTTGTGCAGGGAATCGGCGGAGTCGGCGGTCAACCTGCTCAGGACCATCATGGCGGACCCCGATCAGCCTGCTCCGGCTCGGCTGCAAGCAGCCCGGGAATTGCTGGATCGGGGCTTCGGCAAGCCCATCGACCGGCAAGCGGTGCTGCAGATGAATGGCGGCACCAATGGCACCGAGGTTGAGGCCCTGACCGAGGCCCAGCTACTGCGCATTGCGAATGGCGCATTGGAATACGCGAATCACAGTTCGGGTGACCGGGGCCAAGTCATTGATTTGCGGGTGGTTTCCCGGGACGAAGAGGGCGAAGGCCCCCCCGATTGAATTTAAAACGCGGGGTGTGAAATTTAACTAAGCACCCCCCCAAAATTTTCATTCTGAGGCAAATAGCCTACTAAACTACGCTTTATGCCTGTATCGCCGCCATATTAGAATCAACGACTTAGGTCGAAAATCCCGGGGATATATACTGGGGTTCAGGAGAGTACGATGGGATGTAAGAAGAAGGGTCGCGGGAAGGGCAAGGGCAAGTAGTGGACCCCAAGCTGGCTGCTCAGGAGTTGCTGCGGCGGTATGCAGCCAAGAGCGATATTCTGGAGTTTATTGCCTACTTGAGGCCGGAGGGGTTGCCGGATTTCCATCATCGTCCGGCGCGACATCACAAGATATTTGCGGATCGTATCAACCGGGTGCTGGAGTCGATTCATCAGCGCTCGGAGTCTGAGGACCGCAAGGCCATTTCGGTACCGCCGGGTGCTGCCAAGAGTTTCTATTTTTCGATTGTGGGTCCGACCTTCATGTTGGCGGCTGATCCCAGTCTGAAGATCATTTGTGCCAATGCGGCGGAATCGTTGGCGGAAGATTTTGCCCGCAGGCGGCGACAGATCATGCTGACTCCGACATGGCAGCGTCTGAGCGGTACGTCGTTGTTGGCGGATGCCAAGTCTTTGGCCTTTCAGGGCACTCCAGAGGGTGGGGGTATTTATGCGGTGGGTGCGGGCTCGACCATTCAGGGCTTGCGAGCCGACTGTCTCATTGGCGACGACTTGGTAACCGGCCATGAAGAAGCGGGTAACCTGACCCAGCTCGACAAGAAGTGGAAATGGTACCTTTCCGAGGCGCGTTCGCGTCTGCGTCCCGGTGGGGCCGAATTGATGGTCGCCACCCGCTGGGCCCTGCTCGACCCGATTGGCCGGGTCTTGCGTTTGACCGAAAAAGGCGACGAAAACTGGGAGTATGTGCGGATTCCCATGCTCTGTGACGGCGACAACGACCCCTGTAACCGCCGACCCGGCGACCGCCTGTGGCCGGAATACTTCACCGCCCGGATGGTCAACGACGCCAAACGCGACCCGCTGATCTGGCAAACCCTGTACCAGCAGAATCCAGCCGTCAGCGAATACTCTTGGGTGCCTCTGGACCACATTCGCTTTGACGACGCCAGTCAATTCCCAGAGCTGAAATACTACATCGGCTGCGACATCTCTCTGGGCGTCCAGAAAGGCGACTTCACCGTTTTTGCCGTCTTGGGGCTCTGCCCCCGCAAAAACCTGTATCTGGTGGACCTGTTCCGCAAACAGGCCGACCCCAACGAAAGCGCCCGGGTGTTTCTGCGCCTGTGCGAGCAGTATGAACCGCGCTACAGCTGGATCGAAAACGACAACACATCGGTCATGTGGGGCAAGATCGTAGACATGGAAGCCTCGCGTCTGGGCGTCCGCAACCGGCTGCGGCTGTCGAAAATGAAAAACCGCGATAAAGAGGTCCGCGCTTCGCATTTGCGACACCTGTTCCTGCAAAAACGGGTAATGATCGCAAAAGCTGAGTGGAATCAGGTCGTTCTGAAGGAACTGGCAGAGTTCCCAGATGGCCGAAATGATGATATCGTTGACGCGATGGGTGTTGTGGCCAAAGAGCTGCAAAAAATCAGCGGGCCAAAGACGTTCGTTGAAGAACAGGCAAAGCCCATCGTAGGGAGTTTGTCCATGACGGAAGGGAAAATCCATACTACCCAACCACTGAAAGAATTATGGAAGCCAGCTGTATCGCTCTCCCGTAGAGGGCGCATCTGATGGAGGCCCTGCTGGCCAGACTGCTGCGGCAGGAACCCGAACTCACCGAAGAAGAAGCGCAAGCGTTGCTCGCAGAACAGATGAGCGACGATCCGCTGGCTGAACTGTACAATTTCGGATCATCCATCGTCACCGCCCCACTGGGCGCGACCTCACTGGTCGCTGAAGGGCTGCGGGCCACCGGTTTGTACGACGAACCCTCCGTCATCGAGGGCGTACCCGACTACCGGCCCGGAGTGGAGGAATTTCCCGGCACCTACGAATGGGCCATGGAAAAGGTGGGGGCCGAACCCTACGCGCCCGAATCCATCGTCGGCAGCTTCATGGACCCCGGAGCGCTGGCTACGGTCCTGCCCGCCAAGGTCATGGCGCAGGCTCTGCGGCAAGGCAAGATCGGCCAATACCCGACCACCACCGCTGGCCGTATCCGCAACAAAACCATGGATCAGGGCGGCTACACCGTCAACCTGATGACCGGCGAGGTACCCACCGAAGGCATTATGATGGGCACCTATGCCAACGATTCGGGTAAAACCGGGGTGCTGCAGGGCCCGAAGGTCAAAGCCAAGGAAATCACCAGCTGGGTAAAACAAAACGCTGGCCCCTTGAGCCGCGTCAACAATCATCTGGGCACATGGATCGACACCGCCGACAACAAGCTGTATCTCGACGTCGCCAAATGGTTCGCCCCGGACGAGTTGCGGCAGGCCACCAAGTTTGGCGAAAAGACCGCTCAAAAAGCCGGGTTCAATCTGGGCACCTTTGAAGAAACCCCGGTCGGCAACTGGCAGGAATTTATCCGCTCACCGGAATTTCAGGACCGTATGTCGGAGATGGAAGCCATTGGGCGGGAATACCTGAGCAAACATGCCAACCCCGAATGGTGGGACATCCATGGCACCCTGTTCGAAGAAATCTACGGCAGCGAGCGACTGGCGCAAGTAGCGGGCTTTGTCGCTTCCACCTCACCCAGCACCGACCCCACCACCAACCTGCGGCTGGCCTCTGAATACATGCGCCGACTGATCAAGGGCGAAGACATCCTGCAGCCCAACTGGCGCGTTCCCGAAGGCACCCAAACCCGCAACCCCGGCACCCAGCTCAGTCACCATGAAGGCATCGGCGGCGGAGCCAATCTGGAAAAAGCCGCCCGGGGCGATTATCGAGACCTGCAAGCCAACAAGGTCAACGACATGGCCAAAGCCATGATGGGCGACCCCGACGCTTCGGTACTGGACCGTTGGTGGACCCGGATTGCAGAAAAGCCGGAAGCTGGAATTTATACCGGAACGCAAGAAGGCGCATTCCTGAAACCGACCAAGGGGCTGAATCAGTATCAGGAATTGAAAAAAGTGGTGGCCGAAGCCGCCAAAGCCGCCGGACGCTCCGCCAGAGATTTTTCAGCAGACGTCTGGGCTGGAATGCGCGAAGTGGCGAAAAACACCGGGGAGCTGTTTGGCCAGAAGATGAAACCCGGAGCGATTGCCGGAGAGTCCAAAGGGCAGGCTGATATTCTCAACGATCTGGTGGAATCCAAGGCCAACTTTCTGGGGATTTCAAGAACAGAAATGATTGAGCGTCTAAAGCGCGGCGACGAGAACCTGCTGTCTCTGCTGCTGGCGACTCCGTTGGGCGCTTACCTGTACGCCCAGCTTCAGACTGGTGAAGATAATGCAGACGCTTTCTGAATTTACCGTAAGCGCGACACACCATGTCTTCCCGCGCCTGAACAGGTATCCGCTCCAGAAACTTGATGACATCACCCATACCGTAAGTATACTATAGGCAGCGTAGCAATGGAATCTGCAGAAATCATCGAATTGAAAGACGACGAACAGCCCCGGATGCGCCACAAATTCTGGGCGTCGGAAATTGCGTCGTCAGAGAAAATGCTGCGCAAGTGGCACAAACGCGGCACCAAGATCGTCAAACGCTATCTGGACGAGCGGGAAGAAACCGACAATTCGGACGTTTTTCGCCTCAACCTGTTTCACTCCAACGTCAAAACCATCACCGACATGCTGTACTCCAGCCTGCCGAAGGTGGAAGTCAGCCGCGCCAACGCCGACGCTGCCGACGACATTGCCCGGGTTGCTGCCGAAGTGGCCGAACGGGTCATCAATCTCGATATTGCTGAGAATGGACAGGAATACGATTCTGTTTTGCGAGCAGTCCTGCAGGACCGGATGCTGCCGGGTCTGGGCTGCGCCCGGGTTCGCTACGATGTGGAAATGGAAGAGGTGGAAGTTCCTGATCAGCTGACCGGCGAGATCACCATCGAACAACAGATTGTCAGTGAAGCGGCACCGGTCGATTACTACCACTGGCAGGACGTCATGTGGGGCTGGGGCCGGTCGTTTGCCGAACTGCCTTGGATTGCCTTCCGCTCGTACTTGAGCAAGCAGGAAGTGCGCGAGCGCTTCGGTGAAGAGTATTGCGACGATCTGGAGTGGGGTCGCCAGAAAATGGCCGACACCAAGGAAAGCGAATGGACCGACCCAGACAACGATTCGCCATGGGACCGGGCGGAAATCTGGGAAATCTGGGACAAGATCAGTCGCAACGTCATTTGGTTCTCTCCGGGGGCAGGGCGGCTGCTGGACGTAAAAGCTGACACCCTCCAGCTGAAGCAGTTTTTCCCCTGCCCGCCCTTTTTGCTGGCCAACCCCACCACTGCACTGTACCGCCCAACGCCGGACTTCATCATTGCGCAAGACCTGTATAACTCGATTGACGAACTGCAAACGAGAATCAACACCATTACCGAAGCGGTGCGGGTCGTCGGCGTTTACGATGCGTCGGCAGATGGCGTCAAGCGGATGCTGCAAGAGGGCTGCGAAAACGAACTGATTCCGGTCGAAGAGTGGGCACTGTTTGCTGAATCCGGCGGGCTCAGGGGCAAGGTCGATTGGCTACCGCTACAGGACGTTGTAGCGACTCTGGGCCAGTTGCAACAGATCAGAGACGAGCAAATCAAGCTGCTGCAGCAAATTACGGGTATGGCAGACGTTATGCAAGGCCAGCTCAACTCACCCTATGAAGGCGTCGGCCAGTCGCAGATGAAGGCACAATTCGGCTCCGTCCGGGTACAGGCCCTGCAGGACCAGTTTGCCCAGTTTGCCAGCGACCTGCTGCAACTGAAACTGGAGATCATCTGCCGTCATTTCGAAGCAGAAACCATCGTCACCCAGTCCGCCATGCAGTATTCAGCAGACGCAGAACTGGTGCCGCAAGCGGTACAGCTTCTGAAACAGCCGGAACAGGCGCGGTTCCGGGTGGTGGTCAGGCCAGAGACGGTGGCAATGGTCGATTACGCCCGACTGAAGGTAGAGCGCACCGAGTTCCTGAATGCCATGGCAACGTACATGCAGTCGGCGGCACCTCTGCTGGAACAGGATCAGTCAATGATGCCGTACCTGATCAAGATGCTGCAATGGACCATGGCCGGGTTCAAGGGCTCGCAGGAAATCGAGGGTGTGCTGGACAAAGCCTTCGAACAGGCGGTGCAGAACCTGCAACAGCAGCAGCAGCAGGAAGAGCAGCCCGACCCAGAGCAGATCAAGCTGCAGGGCGAAATGCAGAAGATTCAGGCCAAGGCGCAGGCGGATATGCAGCTACGTCAGGTGGACGCACAAGCCGACCAGCAGACCATTCTGGCCACCCATCAGGCGAAGATGGCCGAAATCAAGGCGACCCATGTTGCCCGAATCACCGAAATCCAGCAGAAACTGCAGGCCGACATCTACAAAGAGCAGGTCGCTGTGCAGGGCGATATAGCCCAGACGCAGGCGTCTACTCAGGGTGAGATGGAGAAAGACGAGATGAACCTTGAGCTGGAACTCGCCAAAGAGGCGGGCAAGGCCAAGATCGAGCTGGAAAAAGAGGCCAGTAAATCCGTCATGGACATGGACAAAATTCAAGAGGCGTCTGAACTGAAAATCAGGGAAATGATGGCCCAACCGAACGAGAGCGACAATGACGATGAAGACTGAGCTAGCCCCGACAACCACCAACCAGATTGGGTTCGACTATGGCTGGCGGGACCTTGAAGGAACCATCGACACCAAAACCGGGTCCACTAACCCCACATGGACCATCATCGGCGCAGGGCCTTTTTATGCCTACGCCTTTGACTACACCCCAACGCAGGACGAGGCATTCATCACCTACCACATCCCACATGACATCGTACCCGGCGCAGACATTCATTTTCACATCCACTGGATGACCAATGGTACCAGCACCAATACGGTCAAATTTGAATGTACCTACACTTACGCCAAGGGCTTTGATCAGGAATCATTCAGCACCACCGGAACCCAGTTCAACTTGGAGCAGGCCGCATCCGGCACCGCATACCAACACATGGTTGTTGAATCCGATGCCGTAACTATCCCGGGACTGACCGAACCGGATGGGTTGATCCTGCTGCACTTTAAACGGGTCAGCAACGGTGGCACCGATAATGCCGATACTGTTTATGTGTTGGAAGCTGACATACATTATCAGTCAACCAACGCTTCAACCCCGGGGCGAGCCCCTAATTTTTATGCGTAAATCATGGATACAAATCAACGGCAAGCTGATTCCAAAAGAGGAAGCGCACCTGTACGACAGCAAGGGCGTTATGATCCTGCCGGACATCGAGCCATTCGTATCACCCGTAACCGGGGAAGTTATCAAGGGCAGGGCGCACCTGCGCCAGCACATGAAACAGCATGGCGTCACTAACATTGGCGACTATTCGTCAGAGTATTTCCAGAAAAAACACATCGAGCGGTCTCGCGAGATACTGGGGATGACTAAAGAGGCCCGCCGCGAGCGGATTGAAGAAATTAAACGAGCAATGGAGCGATAATGTATGGCAGATCAAGCCGAAAAACTGGAAGAAACCAGCCTGAGCGAGGATTTGGAAGCGTCAATCGACATGCTGGAGGGCGGCGATGAAGAAGAGGGTCAGCCGCTTGAAACAGTTGAAAAAGAAACAGCGGAAGAAGAAGTTCTTGCAGAAGAAGCGGAAGAACAAGGAACTGTTCCCGATGTAAAGCCGCAGTCACCGTACAAAGCCCCCATCGACTGGTCGCCAACGCTCAAGCAGGACTTCAAAAACCTGCCTGAAAACGTACAAAAAGCAATTTACGAGCGGGAACAATCGGTCAACAACCTGATGCAGCAGACCGCTCAAGAGCGGCGTACCGCCCAATCGTTCAACCATGTCGTTAATCAGTTTCGGGGCCTGATGGCGGCGGAAGGCATCCAAGACCCGCTGCAGGGCATCCAAGGCTTGCTGACCACAACGGCGCAGTTGGCCATGGGCAGCAAACAGCAACGCGCCAAGAAGATTGCCGACCTGATCCAGCATTACGGGGTAGACATCGAAACCTTGGACTCCATGCTGGCCGGTCAGTACAAGCCCAATGCGGAAGAGGATCGACTGCAGCAGTTGCTCGACCAGCGGATGCAGCCGGTCAATGAGCTGATCAACCAGATGAACCAGCAAAGGGCGTATCAGGTCCAGCAGGTTCAGAGCGAAGCCTATGGGTCCATTCATGAGTTCGCCGCCGACCCCAAAAACGAGTTTTTCGAAGATGTTCGCCTGAGCATGGCAGACTTTCTCGATCTTGCCGCCTCGCGCAACCAACACATGACATTGCAGGAAGCCTATGACCGGGCCTGCGCACTCCACCCGGAAATCAGCCAAATCATTGCGCAGCGACCCGGAAAGCAGGAAAGGATCGCCCAAAAGTCAGCTGCAGCAAGCAGTGTTTCAGGGCGCAGAGTGGCCGACAAGGTTGGCTCAACAGGCGAAGATTTGAGCATCAGAGATGCGTTAGAGCGCTCTTTTAGTGACGCAGAGCGGAGAATCTGAATAGGCGAACTGTAATTCGCGAATCAAGGGTTTGAAAACAATAACGTATCAGCGTATGATCGATTTAACCGCGAAGGGATTCCCGGCCCCGGTAGCAGAATCCTGCTGCGGTAGTGACCGTCAGCTCCCCAGCCTTTGGTAGCAGGAGTATGAAAGGGCGCGATTAGCAACCGTATCTTTTCATCCATAAGGCAGGAGGTAGTTGAATGGCCTTTGCAAACACCAACTACAGCGACATCCTTGCTACTACCATTGAAAATCGTAGCAAGAAAGTTGCTGACAACGTAACGTCCAACAATGCTCTGTTGGCGCGTCTCAAGGCTCGCGGAAAGGTTAAACCCTTTTCGGGTGGCCACAAAATCATTCAGGAACTGAGCTTCGCAGAAAACGCGAACACCGGTTGGTACAGCGGATACGATCTGCTGCCGGTAGGTGTGTCCGACGTTATTTCTGCGGCAGAGTTCACCATCAAGCAGGCTGCGGTACCGGTCGTTATTTCCGGTCTGGAACAGCTGCAGAACTCTGGCAAAGAAGCGATGATCGACCTGATGGAAGCTCGCCTCAGTGTGGCCGAATCCTCGATGGCCAACCTGCTCTGCGACGGCATCTACTCTGACGGCACCGGCTCCGGTGGCAAAGAGATCGATGGTCTCAACGCAGCAGTACCGGTTGACCCCTCGACCGGCACCTACGGCAACATCAACAGCGCGACTTGGACCTTCTGGCGTAATGCCGTCAGTGACCAGACTGCGGCCAACGGTCTCAACGCAGCCAACATTCAGGGCTATTGGAACACCCTTTGGGCCAATCTGGTCCGAGGCTCTGATCGAGTTGACCTGATCGTCTGCGACACCACCGTATGGGAGACGTACATCGAGTCTCTGCAGGCGCAACAGCGCTTCACCAACACCAACACTGCTGACGCAGGCTTCCCGTCCGTCAAGTTCATGGATGCGGATGTGGTGCTGGATGGCGGCATCTATACCGGTGATGTGACCGGTGCCGCTGGCGCACCGGCTGGTACCGCGTATTTCCTGAATACGGACTACATCTTCTATCGTCCGCATCGGGATCGCAACATGGTCCCGCTCTCACCGAACCGTCGTTATGCGACGAATCAGGACGCCGAAGTCCAGATTCTGGCATGGGCCGGGAACATGACCTGCTCGGGTCGCCAGTTCCAAGGTCGTTACGACGCCAACGGCTAAACCGGATAGCCCCCCGAAAGGGGGGCCTTCCCTAACTGGGAGAAGGAAAACATGACGGCAAAAAACAAAGCGACATACCTGCTGGATGCCGACCTGCTGCGCAACAGCGAGTACACCGGCACCCCGTTCACCGACGACGAAGGCTCCGGCACCTATGCCGACCCGCGTCTTGGCTGCAACAAGGCAGGCTCCAATGCACCGTTTATCGGTGTAGCCACCGGGATCAACAACCCCAGCTTCGGGCTGGCTACGGCAGACACCGCCGCACACCGGGGCCAGCACATTGGCCAGACGCCAGACGCAACGACCACCTTCAAGGTGGTACTGGGTGACGGCAGCACAGACGTCAACAACACCATTGCGTATGTGGCAGTGGACGTAGGCGGTGCGGCAGCGGATGCAGTAGCAGATGCGGCGACGGGTGCGCTCAATCGCACTGGCGCAGCCACTGTTCAAGACGATGAAATCTGGGGAGAAATCCCCGTAGCGTAAGGAGGTAACGTATAGTGCTATCCACTGTTCAGCATGAAGACTTTGATCCTCGTTTGCAGAAACAGGCAGACGAGCAACTTTTGGTCAAATTTGAAATCAAGCCCAAAAAGGATGCAGAGGCTTCGCGCAAAGAAGGACGACCCATCTACCGGGATGTGGAGTACATCAACATCCGGGCCCCGGGCAGCTCAGACAACGTAGTACGACCAGCTACCGGCAGAGATCGGCAGCGCTTTGCTCGGCACTACGAAGCGTTCAAAAACCGGGTTGGGAACGAAGACCATATTGAGGGCACCCTGCTTTCGGAGTGGCCAGTATGCAATCGGTCTCAGGTAGAGGAACTGGCCTTTTTCGGTATCAAAACCGTTGAACAGCTGGCCAACACTAGCGATGCCAATGGTCAAGCGCTGATGGGCTTTAATGGCCTGAAGCGCAAAGCCAACGAATGGCTCCATACTGCAGCTCAGGGAGTCAAACTTTCTGAGATGCAGGCGGAGCTTGCAAAGCGCGATGAGCAGATTGCGGAACTGACAGCGAAACTGGACGAGTTGAGCAAAAAGCCGCCGCGCAAAAAGAAGGTGCAAACCAAAAAGGAATAGTGAATGGCAACTTGGCCCCCGCGCTTCACTGCTACTGCAAACGACATTCTGAATCAGGTTGGGGCTGAAATTGGGCTTGACCCGGTAGTCGATCCTTTTACGTCATCTGACCAAACGTACCGGCAGATGACGTTTTTGATCAACACTTGCGGCGAAGAGCTTTGCCACCTGCACCCTTGGCAGGCGTTTGAATCTGAATACGCTTTCGATCCAACCACACCGGTAGGCAGCAACGGTTCGCTGTCTGCGTATTACGATTTGCCTGACGGCTTCCAATACATGATCAACCAAAGCGGTTGGGATGCAGACAATTCCAGACCGCTGCGGGGGCCTGTTTCGTCACAGGAATGGCAGTACCTGATCAACGGCGGAAGTACGGGAATAGCGGGCGAGTTTGCATGGATGATCAGCAATGATTATCTGCACATTACGCCCAACCCGTCAGGGGTAACGACAGCGCTGACGTTCCGCTATCAAGACAAGCGTTGGGTCAATGACGCGACCGGCGGCGGTCTGGTGCGGGTAACCGCCATCAATGAGGGCGGCGACACCCCGCTTTTTGACCGCACCCTGATCAGCCGAATGCTGAAAGTCAAAATTCTGGAAGCCAGAGGCTTTGACACCAGCAAGGCGCAAGCCGATTTCAATCAAGCATTTCAGATGGTCATCGGACGAGAAAAAGGCGCACCCAAACTTTCAGCTGGCCGATACTCGTTCAACCCGTATCGCTTGAACATACCGGATACGGGCTATGGCAGTTAGTCTCGCACCGCCTACTTCATTTCGGGCTCCGAAACAGCAAACGACGCAGGTCACCGTATTTCCTGCTCCGCTGCAGGGTATGGACGCCCGCATCCCGCTGGCAGCTGGCAACATGGAATCCTGCATCTGGGCCATCAATATGGTGCCTACGGAGTATTCCATGCGGGTCAGAGCCGGAACCCGGGAATGGACGGCATCAGGACTGGGTGGCGCAGAGGTCAGGACCGTCATGCCGTTTATCGGTGACCGGATGGAGGGCACCGCAGATAAACTGTTTGTCGCCACCAAAGACGGAATTTACGACTGTACGGGTGAAAGCGTTGACGGTGTGTTAATGCTGGCATTCGCAACCACAACGGGTGATGCTGGCTTCGGGGTGTACACCCAGTACATTGACGAATCTGGCGAGACCATGATTTTTTACGCAGATCGCGAAAACGGTCTGTTCACCTACACCCCGGAAACCGGCACATGGCAGCAGGCGGAAAACATTTCCGAGGCACCCGGTAGCGTTGGAACACTGGACGTTACCAACATCTGTTTTGTTACTGTCCACAAGCTACGGATTTGGCTGATAGAAAAGAATGCCCAGAAGGCTTGGTATCTGGGCATCAGAGCTACGCAGGGTACGGCAGAGGAGTTCTTTTTTGCCGCCAAATTCAAACATGGTGGTGATCTGGTTGGGCTGTATAACTGGACGGTAGACGGTGGCTTGGGGCGCGACGACCATCTGGTTGCCATTTCAAGAGGCGGAGACGTCATCCCATGGACCGGCGAAGACCCGGCTGATGGGGTGACATGGTCGTCAACCGGTACGTTTTATGTCGGGCCGGTACCGCAGGGTCACCGGGTGGCGTCAGAGTATGGTGGCGAGCTGTACATCCTGTCCAAATACGGAGTAACCAGCCTGACGCATTTATTGCAAGGGCAGTCGGTCTCAGACCCGTATTCCAATCAGATTGGGCATAAGGTTGCGCGTCTGCTGCGACAGGATTTGGAAGACTTGGGTAGTGACTGGGGCTGGGCCATCAAATTTGTGCCGAACATTGGGTCACTGCTGGTTTCTGTACCTATCCGCAGCGACGGCAGATACCGGCAATACGTCTATAGTCTGGCCACTCAGGGCTGGGGCTTGTGGCGCGATGTGCCGATGCTGTCGTCGGACACATGGAAAGGTGCATTGATGGTGGGTACCGCCGATGGCCGGGTGCTGCGCATGGACCAAAACCGCGACAACATTTCGTCGGCTGGCTCCATTGGCGACCCGATTGAATGGTTCCTGTTGACGTCATTCAGTCACTTGGGCAGTCCCGGCAATTACAAGCGGGCAAAGTTTATTCGACCCAACTTTGTTGCGGAAACAGAACCGCTGTACGAGGTTGAGGCGTATTGGGATTATTCGCGTCGGCAGGGCAAAGCCCCGCAGGGCACTGTTGGTGACCCGACCGGAAACCGCTGGGATTTCGGTATTTGGGGTGAAGCGCTTTGGAGCTTTACACAAGAGCAACCCTTCAACAGCTTACTGGGTGCGTCCGGCATTGGCAGGGCCATGGCTGTATCGCTGGTGGGGGCATCCAACACTGCTTGCGACTTGGTGTCGATTGACGTTATGTGGGACACCGGGGGCATGATTTGATGAACGTCGGTTTCAGGGCGTTTACCTCGGCAGATGCGCTTACGATTCGCAATGCGATGCCATTCAATTTTTCGCAAGACGTCAAGGGACTGGTGGCGTTTGACAAAGATAACTTCGAAACTCTTGCCGTACTGGTGGCTCAGGATTGGACGTTTACGACTGTTCAGGTTCATCAGGTAATCCTGAAGTCCATGGTCATTCGGCATGGCTGGTTTCAGGAAATTGCCGATTGGCTGTTTCACCGGGCAAATCGTCTCAAGCTGCTGGCACCGATACTTTCGAACAACGAAGACGCCTTGAGTTTGAACAAAAAACTGGGGTTTGAAGAAGTGTTTCGAATCGAAAACGGATACGACTACGACGTTGACATTATCCTGATGGAATTAAAGCCAGAAAATGCGAACGGCAAGCTCTGGAACCCAACCAAATTAAACGTCGTCACCAATGATATTCAGACGGAGGTCGCATAATGGGCGGCAAAAGTGGACCGGCACCGGTTGATTATGAAGCGGCTGCGCTGGCCGAAGGCGAAGCTGCAAAAGAGGTAACCGCCCAACAAACTTGGGCCAACCGGCCAATACAGGAAAACCCATGGGGTTCTGTCGGCTGGACAACCCAGCAGGTTATTGACCCGGGCACCGGCAAGCCCATGACGCAGTGGAAGCAGACAACGCAACTGGCTGACCCACTGAACGAAGCGCTATGGGCGCAAATGAATTTGCAAAACATGCGGTCCCAGCTTGGCGCAGGCATGATGAATGCACTGCAGGGGCAATACTTCACAACGGACGAAGAAGGGAACACTGTTTATAACGCGCCAAACTGGGCTGGCGCGGGCGGCATGATGATGCCGGGTGAACCCATCCATGTGACAATGCAGAACACCCCTGACAGGTGGGGTCATCTGCAATGGGATATACCGCAATACTCAACTGAAGGCGCAGTACGTCAGCTTGATTTTGGTCAGTTGCCCGGGATCAGCGACCCCCTAGCCGCCATGCAGAATTTGTACAACGTCAACACCCCACAGTACTCAATCGACCGGGCAGAACAAGCTCATTTTGACCGCACTTTTGGACGCCTTCAGCAGCAATTTGAAGGTGAGCGGGCACAAATGGAAATCAAGATGCGCAATCAGGGCTTGAATCCCGGCGATGAGGCATGGGATGCGCAGATGATGTCGTTCAACCAGAAGTACAACGATGCGGTTCAAAATGCCCAGAACGAAGCCATCATGCAGGGCGGCAGAGAAGCGGAACGGCTGTACGGGATGGAAATGGGGCTTCGCGGCCAAGGCTGGGACGAGATTCAGGGTGCTATCGGAATGCAGCAGGGAATCCGGGGGCAGTACGGGCAGGAATTACTGGACCTTGGCAATTTTGCCAATGCTGCTGCACAACAGGATTTTATGCAGAAACTGCAAGCCGGAGCGCAAGGCTTTCAGGACACCCGGCAAGCTGCTGAGTTTCAGAACCAAGCCCGACAGCAGGCTATGCAGGAGCGTATGGCATTGATGGGGTTCAATACCCAACAAGGCTACCAGTACGCCGATTATTTCAACAAGATCAGACAACAGCAGCTGAACGAATACCTGACGCAACGCGGCTTTACTCTGAACGAAATTCAAGCGCTGATGAACAACCAGCAGGTGGGTCTGCCGCAATTCAACCAGTTTACTGCAGCGTCGAAAGCGGATACTGCGCCGATCCTGCAGGGCGCTTATATGCAGGGCCAGCAGAACGCTGCCAACGCCAGCGCAGACAACGCCATGTGGAACAATTTGCTGGGCGGTGCCTCGTCCATTATCGGCATGGCCGGAATGTTTTCCGACCGCAGACTGAAGAGCAACGTCCGCAAGATTGGCGAGCGCAACGGCATTAACTGGTACAGCTACGAAATCTTTGGTCGCCCGCAGATCGGTGTCATGGCCGACGAAGTGCCATGGGCGGCAGTTCAGCACCCATCTGGGTATTTAATGGTCGATTACACCAAACTTTAGGAGCAGAAGATGAGACCAATGAGAAGTCAATTGCGGGGCCAGCGGTCATTCGCGCCAGCAAGTTCAACAGGAGCAACCAGCTCTGGGCCAATCAGCGCTGGTGGAACAGCCAGTGGAGGTGCGGGCTCCACCTTTATGCCCATGCCTGCGCCGACCCCGACACCAATGCCTTTACAGAAACAAACGCTGAATCGGGGTGGACAACCGCTTCCGCAGCAAGCCAACGTCAACGCCAGAAACGCACAACGCGGCGGCACTTTCATGAAAGGTCGCCCAAACATTAATGCGAATCCCATGGCGAAGCAGCAGTATATGTCGCGTTTGCTGCGCAACATGCCGGGAAGTGGCGAACCGATGCCAACAGGGCCAATCAGCGCTCCGGCCCCCATGCCGCAACCGATGCCAACAGGGCCAATCAGTGGCCCAAGCCCGGGAGGTTCGGGGCCGTATCCAGTCATGCCGCAACCTACCCCGCTGCCGGAGTATCCGGTGCAGCCGCCCCCGGGGGGCTCATATCCAGTCATGCCGCAACCGACGCCTCTGCCGGAGTATCAGGTGCAGCCGCAGCCGGGAACGGCACCATCACCATGGTCAGCGACGACGTCACCATGGTCATTGCCGACTAGGTAGGAAAGACAATGTTGAGAGACGACAGAGACCAATTCGAAATACGATTTGCGATTATTCAGCAAATGCCGGAAGGTCCCGATAAAGAAGAAGCTATGCAGCAGCTCTTCCAAGACTATCCGGGCTTGATGGCAGACGCGCAAGATCGCATAGACAAAGGCTTTGAAATGGCCAGTCAGGGTATTGCGCAAGGTACGCTTGCTGGTCCTTCGTCTAATCCATTTACCCGGTATGTGGGTGCCAGTCCACTGGAACATGCAGCCCGGGGGGTCGAAAAGTTCATGGGCCACAGGCAGATGAAGCAGGGTCGGGAAGAAAGAGCCCGGTTGTCAGAAGACAGGGCGGCTGCAACAAAAGCTCTGGGTTCTGCCGCGCTGCAGCAGGGACAGGCGCAAGCTCTCAGGGGCATGACACCCGGCGGAATGCCGATGATTGACGACCCGGTTACGGGGCAGAAAAGGCCCATGACGAAAGAAGAAGAAGAGGAATACCGTCGCCGGTACGGTTTCGGGAGGTAGCAATGGAAAGATGGGTTGACGGTGTACGGCAGATTTTCATAGCTGGTATTGGCTGGAGAGACGCCGTAAATCAGTACCCTGAGCCTTCAGGAGAAGATGCCGCTGACGATTCCGGTGGCGGCTCCAGTAGCTCTGGTGGTGACGGCGGCGGTTCCAGTGGTTCAGGATCAGGATCGGGATCAGGATCGGGATCAGGATCGGGATCGGGATCGGGATCGGGATCGGAAGAGTTTAATCTCAGAAATTATCTGGAAAGCCAATACGGTGTTTCCGGCCCCATCATAACCTCCACCCGGTTTGGCCGAACAATCGTAAACACCAATAGGGGTGTATTCATTCTTGGAGACGACGGTCGTCCGACTGGCGGACCCATGACAATGGAGCAGTGGCAACAGCAGGCAGATGAGTGGCAGGTTGAAAAAAATCTGGCCAAGCTGTCTGAGGTTAATGCAACGGGGTACTACGATTGGGACAAAGGCAAGTACATCGTTACTGACGCTCAAGGACAAAAGTACGAAACAGATCACTTTTACGGCAGCGGGGCATGGGCTGATTGGTGGGAAGCCGCTGGTTTACCATTGAACCCTTCAAACCCTTGGTATGGCGACGAGGAAAACCCGGGCCCTTTAACAGTAACGCCGGAGTATCCCGATGGGGGTCCAATGCCGGGTGGGACCACCCCTCCTCCCGGTGGAGGAGATGACGGGACTCCGGCGGAGCCACCTCCACCCCCGATGACGCCAAACATGCCGCCCCCTCCGGGCGGAGACGATTGGTACGACAACATTACTCCCGGTGGGCCCCCGGCTGGTCCATCTGCGCCCAACCCGGGCAATACTCCGGGCACCGACGCGGACGGAATGCCTGACTGGTGGGGCAATGGAACGGGTGGCGAAAATGGACAGGGCATGTTTGGGCAGGTACCGGGTGTTCCGATACCGGGCTTTCAGACACAAAACCCAAACTCGTTTTCGCCGTATGGCCAGCCAGTGTCGCCAATGAGCAATCAGGCTTGGTTTGGTGGCCTGCCTCGCAGCGTTGGTCCATGGGGCGAAATGGGTGGATACTATGGCGGAAATCCGTACACAGAACCGCCGGAAGGGTATAACCCGGGAATGCCGTATCCGACACCGGGGCCTTGGGATATTACCGGTGGCCTGACTCCGCCCCCTCAGTGGCCATATTACGAACTGCCGCCTAATCCGTATCCGCCAGCAGGTGGTGGAATCCCCGGTGACGATACTGGTGGTGGCGATACTGGTGGTGGCGATACTGGTGGTGGCGATAGCGGGGCCATTTTTGATCCCAGCTTGTATCCACCCGGGTCATTTGACAGCAGCAATATCCCACCGGGTTTCAACTACAAAGGCTACATAACTTATTGGGGTTTGGGCAACGATTGGCGCATTGGAGACCCACCTCCGGCTGATGGCGGAGGCGGCGGTGGTGGCGGCGGTGGTGGCGGCGGTGGTGGCGGCGGCGAACAGCCCAACCGACCGCATTCTTATACCAACCCGGTCGCTCAGGCTTGGGCTGGTGCGCAACCCGGTACGCCAGCGACGAACCCGCAACAGATGCAGTACCTGCAAGCCGCTTATTTGAACGGCACATTGGGCAAGGTAACCAGCTGATGAACGAATACGAATTGCTAATGGGTCTGGACCTGAGTGACGAAGAAAAACTTCGCATGATGGCGGAAAGTTTGCGAGGAAAGCAGCAGGCAGCTGATTTCTTCGCCCTGTCGTCAATTCCCGAAATTAGTGAGTCGGCCAACGCAAGACGAGATCAGCTGTACGAAACCGCAACGCGAGGCGGCATCCTGAAAAATGCACTGGCAGATCGGGAAAGCCGGGAGCAGGAAGGTGCGTTGAACCGGGCAAACATGCTGCAGCGGGCACTCGCTGGCGGAAGAAGCAGGGGCGGCAAGCAGTATTCGTATGTTCAATCGATGTTGGGCCCAGACGGGCAACCGGTGCTGATGGGGCTGAATGCAGATACCGGCGAAATGGAGCCTGTTGCCGGGTCCGAAGGGTACAAACCAGACCCACTGACCTCCAGCCAGATGGGCGGGCTGTTGGAGCGGGCGGACAAGCGTCTGGCCCCGACACTGGAACTGACCCAATCGGTCGAGCAGTTGGACAACCTGCTGGAAAACCATGCGGGCGGCGACCCCCGCAGTGTGCCCGGTTTGACCTTTGCTGAAAAAGCCCCCGGCATTGGTGGTGTATTTAGATTGACCAGAGACGTATGGACCGGAAAGGGCGAGGCTGGATTGATCTACTCTGCGGTGCGCGGAGTTATCAACACCATCATACGCAATCAGGCCGGTCTGACCCAGACCAACCGGGAACTGGCTAACGTCCGCGAACAGACGGGCATGGATGCGCTGTCAGACCCGCAGGTGTTTTTGGAAAATCTGGACCGCATCAAAGACGCTTTGGAAATTGATCTGCAGCGGATTCGCAACACCATGGCTCCCGAAGTGGTTGATCAGATCGAATCTGAATTTGGAGCTACTGGCCAGCAAAGCCCGTTCAATCACAAGTTCCGGCGACACCAGTGGGAGCAGCCAAAGGGTGGTGTCGATTCAGTCTGGGACGCCCTGAGCAGGCCCATGATGCCAGAACAACAGGGCCCCAAGCCGATTGAAGAAATGACCGACGAAGAGATATTAAGGGAGCTGCAAGGTGGATGAGCAACGCAGAGAAGCGTTACGTCAGGAACTGCTGCGCCGGGAGCTGGAGCGTCGGCAGCAGGCAGCACCGGAGCCGGAGAAAAAAGAGCCCAACATCCTGACCAAGGCTCTTTCCCGGGTGCAGGATTTTTCAGAGGGCATCGGTGTTTCCGGTCTGGAAACGTATTACGGTATGAAAAACCTGATGGGCCTGTCGCAACCCAGTGACCGGCAAACTCTGGAGTCTTGGAAACGGGCTGCTGGCGAATCGGGTTTTGGTACCGCAGGACAGATTACCGGCGACATTGCCCAGTACATGTTGCCGGGGGCCATGATGGCCAAGGCGTCAAAGATCGCACCGCTGGTGGCGGACGTTACGGCGACGACAGCGATTGATGTTGCCAAACTGCCAGAATACGGCGAGTCCCGTCTGGACAACGCCAGACAGGGCGCAATGGCGGGCATGGGCGGGCACATATTGGGTAAGACGCTGGGCGTTGCCGTAACCGGCGTCAAAGGCACTCCGGCAGCTGAACGTCTCAGGGACATTGGTGCAAAGCTGACCCCGGGTCAGATGAAAGAAGGGCTGCTGCGCAAAGCTGAACACTGGACAGAAGCAGCAATACCGTTTGCATCAAAGGCGGTCAGGGAAGCAGAAAAGCGCAGTGGGGCGTCAGTATCCAAGGCGTTAATCCAGAAAGCAGCACCGCCAACACCTCAATCGTTGTTCAGCGGCAAACCGGTACCAGCGCAGGTCGAGACCATGGAGCAGCTGAACAAGGCATACGACGACGCTTATGAGGCGGCATGGTCCAGCACCGATGATCTGGCCGAAGGCGTTTTGAATGACAGCATCGATGCGGCATACAAAAAAGTCGCCATCAAAAAGGACCAGAACACACTGAGCAACATAGTCCAACAGATGGAGGATGTTCTGAACAAACCCGGGGCCAGCGCAAGCGAAATGGACCAAATGCTGAGAAAGCACATGCGCCCATTCAAAGATGGAAAAAACAGGGTATGGAACGAAGCCATCGATGAATTGCGCACCGGACTGAAAAACTCCATGCCTGCTGAAAACCGGGAAGCCATCAAATTGGTCAACGCCAACTACGGCAAACGCGAAGCTCTTGGTTACGCAGCACAATCTGCATCAGGTGTACGGGGTAAAGGCATGTCTCCCGAATCACTGACCAGCGGAGTCAAGCGGTCATCCGGCGAGCGGGCATTGGAAGAAGGCAGGGGTAATTTGCAGCAAGAGCTGCAGGATTGGTCGGAGGTGGTGGGTGACCCGGCTGGCGTTATTCCACTGCTGAAACGACGCCTCATTCAGGGGGCCCCGTCTGGTGGGCTGCTGCAATACCCTGCTGACCTCGTTGCCGGTAATTACAAGTATCAAGCGGCTGCAAGAAAAGCAATGAACTCACCCGGCGGAAAGATGTTGAAAATGACGCTTTCGCCGTATCGGACTGCGGCTGCGGTCGGCCATGGACTGGAAGATGAAGAGGAATACTGATGTCTAGAGATGGATCAGGCAATTATACGCTACCACTGCCGGACGTAATTACCGGTACCGTAATCGAAGCGTCATGGGCCAACAGCACCCTTGGCGACATTGAAACAGAAATGACGGACAGCCTGTCCCGGTCAGGGTCCGGCGGCATGACCGCGCCATTGAAAATCATTGATGGCACTGAGAGCTTGCCCGGATTGTGCTGGAGCAGTGAAGCAAACACTGGCCTTTATCGATTTAGCGCAAACGAAATCCGCATGACGGTTGGCGGCGGCGACATGTTTCGATGGAGCGTTGCCAACGGGGTGCAGGTATACGAGTCAGGGTCATGGCGAAACATCACTCAACCCGCTGGCGGAGCCAACAACGAAACCATTCGTTACGACAGCGCGACCCAGAAATGGGTGGCCAATGTAAACGTCACTGCAACTGCGGCTGGCGACTTTACGGCACTGGGCGACGTCCAAACCGGCGACCTGACCATTGGCGACGGCAATGGCCTTGTTTCTCGCAGGCTGACATGGGACAGGGGCCAAACAACTGATACCTACATTGACGTCAACGGCGGCACCACTGATTTCGAAATAGGATCGGATGCAACCCAGTTCCGTATGTTTTGGAATGGAACGACCATGTGGACCTGCAATTCGCAGGCAAACTGGACTATGTACGGGTACGTTGTAACCGATTCGTACATGAGCGTCGAGAAGGAATACCGTTTCAAAGGTGATCAGGCGACTGATCCGATTGTTGTGGCTGGGGTGTCGCACCTGTACACCAAAGATGATGGGGGCGGAACGTCGGAGCTATGGTTCCAGCCGGACGCCGGAACCGCTGGCATAGTGCTGGTCGAGGGTGCCAGCGGATTCGATTTGCAATACAGCAATGTAGTCAACGCGGGCAACATAACTTCGGCTGGGAATATCACTACGACGGGTGGCAATATCACTACGTCGGGTGGCAGTATAAGCGCAGCCGGTACGGTTACAGGCACTGCTGGCCTTACAACAAACACTTATTTGAGGCTAGTAGGCGACCAAGCCGGTGACCCAACCCCAACAGCTGGCTCATCACATTTGTACACAAAAGATAATGGTGGTGGTGAATCCGAGCTATGGTTTCAGGGCGATGCTGGAACGGCAGTAAACCTGTCGTCCACAACCTCACTGCTGTCTGGGTCGTTTTCGCCAACCATTCAAGACGGTAGCCACAGCAATTCCGAAGGGCAAACCTATTCAAGCCAAAATGGCCGGTTTAACAAAAACGGCGACATGGTGTGGTTCAGCATGAGCATAATATGGACCAGCTTGGGAACGCTGAGTGGGGCGCTGAAGATAGCCGATTTGCCGTATACGGCGAGGGCTGGACAGAATGTTATGGTGAATGTTGCAGGCACCTGTTTCGATAATACGGGAACGTACACTGCTGGGACCGTAGTAACGGGCTACATACAGGGCGGAACCAACAGGATTGAACTGCAAAAGTGGACGGGTTTGACAGGCATTGAGCAACTGCTTCGCACAGATGTTTATGATGGCGCGGCAACGCTGTTGATTAGCGGAATGTACGAAGTGTAATGGCCCACCGTTTCCCAATATACCGGTCCAATGAGTACAATCTGCGCAAGCAGATTATGGACATACTTGATTACCTCGGAAAATTTCCGGTAATCAAGACAACGGTAGATACAGGGGATTCGGTGGTGGTGCCAGCAGGATCGCAACTGATCGTATACGAAGCCTTTTCGATTGCTTCAGGCGGTGTGCTGTTTCTCGATGGAGACTTGGTGGTATTGGGCGGTGCCTATCGCGACGAGCAGACGCATAGTCCATACTTCGGCAACCTCAATCAAGGCAACTACCTGATGAGCGGGGCGGATGCTAGGATTGCTGCGAGTCTGATTGTGCAGGCGGATGCGGGCTCGTATGCGGTGACAGGGAGCGCAGCCACATTGTCAAGTGACGAACATTTTCTCCCGTCAGATTCGGGATCGTATGCAGTGACTGGCAGCAACGCCACACTGACAGGACCATAATATGAGCGGAATCATTCTGACAGAAGACCCGGCACCGGGCACTCCACTAACCGGACGGGTGGTGCTGTACGCAAAAAGCGACGGGCTGCTGTACGTCAAAAACGACACCGGCAGCGAGATGGTGGTGGTCGGACAGAAGGACTCTGAACAGCGCTCGGTGTTGCTGGAGCTGCCCACTGCGTCAGAAGACATAACACTGTTTTTCATCGACGTCGATATTACGATTTACAAAATGCACTGCGTTCTTTCTGGCGTTACGCCGTCACTGACATGGACAGTGCGGCATGACACAGACCGCAGCGCGACCGGGACGGAAGTGGTGACAGGAGGTACCACTACGACCAGCACTACCACTGGTGACACCATCACCACTTTTGACGATCCGACGATTCCAGCCAGTTCCCATGTATGGTTCGAAACAACAGCCAGATCAGGGTCGGTGGAAACCGTTAGTTTGACTCTTTTCTACAACGAGGACTAGTAATGGCAACATACAATAAGTTCAACCAGTTTGTTGAAGACCTTGCGCATGGGGTCTACAACTTTTCGTCAGACACCACCACCACTCTGACGGTGGCGCTGACCACTGCCGCCAACGCTCCGGTGGCCACCAACAGCATCCTGACGAACCTGACGCAAATCAGCTACACCAACCTGTCGAGCAGGGTAGCCAGCGTAAGCAGCAGTGGCCAGACCACCGGCACCTATACGCTGGTGCTGAATGACCTGACGCTGAATGCGACGGGTACGGTAGCGACGTTCAGATACGTTGTGCTGTACGACGACGATCCGACCTCGCCTGCTGATCCGCTCATTTGCTGGTGGGATTATGGCTCAGACCTGACGCTTCAAAACGGTGAGTCTTTGACCATTGATTTCGGCGCAGACGCTGGGACGACAGGTACGCTCTTTACGTTGGCGTAAGGTGGGACGACATGCCTATTGGCATTGAGTTCCACAAGGTCAGTACAGATGAGTGGGTGTCATGGAATGACCGCGACCCCGCTGACGAGGATGGTTTGCGCCTGCTCGCACCACCTCCGGTGGGTACCCGGGAGGTCATGTATGTAGACATACCGGGCAATAGCTGGAACCAAAACCGCCTGAACAAGATGGCAGAACGGGCCAATGAGCTGCTGGTGTACCGCCAGCCGCTGGCGTCATTGCCGGACGACGACCCCGACAAAACCACAGACCCGAACAACTACCCTTGGTTGTACTGGGACGGGGGTGATTTGTGTTCGCGCACCGTCGAAATAAAATACCCCCGCTTTGAAAACGGTCAGCTATATTTCACCATTGGTAGGGTTATTCCGTAATGGCATTTAATTCCCGCTGGTGGTTTACAGGTGGCGAAGATGGTATCGGCTATTACGATATCTACGACTACACTGGAAATTTAAGCGCAACCAGTACAGGGCTTCGTACCGGCGCTTTAGGTAACTATGCGTTAGCTGTTGGTACAGCCCAGACCACTGTCCGGTGGGACACCAGTATTTTTCCATCAGGTGGTCAGAATGCCCATATTCGCTTGTGGGCGAAAATGGACACCACTTTTTCCGATGCGTTTCGCGTTTTTTCGGAAATTACGTCAACCGGCAATACAATAGGGCTGCATTTCAATGCTAATGACGACAGCATTGACCTGTACGATAATTCAGGATTAAACACTTCAAGCAGTACCAGTGTCTGGCCCAGCGACGGCACATGGTTTGAAATCTATGCCATTCTCCCGTATGCCGCCACCGCATCCGGCACCGCCAAGGTGTACATTGATGGCACTGAAGTTATCAGTGTCACTGATTTTAATCTCGGCGCAAATAATATGCGGTGGCTTGGACTTCAGGTGCAAGCCGGTGCTGGAACCCTGTATGCAGACGACATTATCAAGGGGATTGGCTCCACCTCTAGCGATACCTCGTATGTAAGCGCCGATATTCATGTCGTTCAATACCGCTCTACGTTAGCAAGCTCCACTGGCGATTTTGGCGGATGCACTCTTACATCCGGGAACTGGTCAGACAATCAGAACATACCGTTTGGTGGCGGCAACACCTTTATGGCGAGTACCACCGGGTCGGCCACCTCAAACGATTACAGTGGTGTCATCACCAACGATGCGGGTGGGGCGGACGGCAGTGGCGGACCCAGCGGGGATTCGTATGTAAGTAACACCTACAGTCTGTTATCCCACAGGTACATGTTTCGGGGTAACAGGACCAATGGCTCTAGCCCAACGTCCTATGGGCTGAACGCAGGTAGTTACGATTCGTCATATGCCAATGTTGAGGCTATCGACGGTGGCACACTAACCACTTCGCTTGGTCAGTATTTTGTCGATGCGGCAAGTGACTCTACCAATGCTCCGACAAGCTCAACCTTTGGCGCGTTAGGTTATTACCATACCGATGATGGCGGTCGCGATATACAAATGGCCGACTTCATGTATATGACGACGTTGGAGGTCGTCTCTACAGGTAATACGCTTTCCGCTAACGCAGGATCATACACACTCACTGGCGCTGCCGCTGATTTTGACGTCGGGATGGACGCCAATTCCGGGTCTTATTCCTATACTGGATCGGCAGCAAACTTCAATCTGGGCGTAACTCTCGCCGCCGAAGCGGGTAGCTACACCTATACAGGATCGGCAGCAGAGTTTGCCAATGGCTGGGCAATACCAGCAGAGGCCGGATCGTATACCCTGACAGGATCGGCAGCTGACTTCGACGTCAGCATGGAAGCCGAAGCCGGAAGTTACACCTATACCGGCAGCGCAGCGGATTTTGCGTTGAGCAAGAGCCTGATGGCAGAAGCTGGCAGTTACGCCGTCACCGGGTCTGCTGTCGATTTTTACAATGGGTACGCCATTGCTGCCGAAGCGGGCTCATACGCCTACACTGGGTCTGCCGTTGAGTTTCCCAGCGACGTCACCCTGTCAGCCGATGCCGGATCATATACCCTCACCGGCAGTGACGCTGACCTGCTTGGTCAATTCTATCTAGGAACATCAGTCACCGGAACTGAAACGGCGTACTTTGCCGACTGGACAGAAGACCCCACCAAGGGCTGGCTCAACGATCAAAATGCTGCGGACGGCAATACAAACACATATGCCTACACCACCAGCGAAGGCAACTGGGATGCGGATTATGCAGTAAGCTCCAATCCGTTGCCTGCGGCACCTTGGCTGAAAACCCTATGGCTTGATCAGGCTATACCGCCAGCCAATGGCGAAGCAACGCACATCTCAAAGGTCAGGTATCGGGCCAAGATTCAGGTAACGGGTACTGGCACCCCGCAGATGCAGGTGTCGGTGATTGACCGAATGTCGTTTGGCATTGGGGGCAACCGGTACGTTACCCTACAGCAGGACTTGTTCACACAAGCCACTGCTAACTTCACTGCTTGGACGGAGATAACGCCGCCTCCGGGTGGTTGGCCGGACTACCTGTCGGGGTGGCCGGGAGACGGTGGGGGGTTGATCCGTCTGATTTTTGCCGGAAAGGACGACACCGGCACCCTGACTGAAGCGCGTTTGTATTATGCCGAGCTGGAGTTTACCTACTCTGACGCCAGTTACCGGCTAGCTCTTGACCTGCCAAACGTCATTCAATCCTACCCTGATGCGGCGGCGGAAGCGGGTAGCTACACACTCACCGGTTCTGACGCGGACTTCAGCGTCGGCCTGACCATGCCCGCTGAGTCGGGGTCTTATTCCGTAACAGGATCAGCAG